AGCCAACCCCTCTACCATGGATGTTACATCCTCGTAAACGGCGACGTTAGCCTGCCCAGGTATACTTGGGGGGACCGCGAAATAAGCGGTAGATCGACTTTGAGCGAAGACGGAGGAAATGCCGTCGTTCCGACCCGAGAGGGTAGGCGCTTGTGATAGAAGAGTTGTTAGCTCCTCTCTTCAAAACCAAAGTTGATCTTAACGTCTGTCGTCCTTGTGATGTTCCATGAGAGACACGAATACAAAGCCAATAGGACCTTTGCCGCTGACCGAGAGGTCAGTGGGTTGGATCCGAAAAGCGATGGACGCGTGTGTTGGCTCCCGAGCCGGCTTTATTGCCCGGCCTAATACTTGGAAAGGACATCTATCATGAGTTCCACATCAGCTAAATGGCAGTACCTTACCGAAGAACGTTCGGGCCAGTTTGACTCTAACGGCTGGAAATCAGCCGTGACAGTACAAAAGGGTTTCGCAACCCTTAATGGCACGAATACTAAGGATGGGGTGAATCTGCCAGGCTGGCGGAAGATCATCATGAATGGTGGCAACGCTACGACTACCTTAACTGGTGTCATGCGGAAAGTCGAGGGGTTTAACCCAGGCAACGCACGTTCAGTTGTTTGGGACTACGACTATCCTGTGGGAAATCGTCACTACTCCTTTTGGGAGCGTAACGGTGCCGAACAGGGGTATTTTAGTCAAGGTTACCCTACGATAACTCTAACTTCCGAGACTACCGCAAATAACCTAGCTCTCCGGCGTACCCATCGGGCAATCCAGGAGTTACGCACCCAAATGCAAGCGGGTGTGTTTCTTGGTGAACTTGGTGAAGCACGCAGGATGATAGGTCACCCGGCGATGAAACTGCGAAGTCTGATCTCAGACTATCTGTTGGCCATTAGGCGACGTACCCCAGACTACAAGATCATAACAAGATCAGGTGGCTTGAGGGACTATGTTGCTGGTGGTCACCTTAATTGGCGAGAGGTCAAGAAACTATCAAAGGTCATCGCAGACACTTGGCTCGAGTACTCGTTCGGCTGGAGGCCGTTGGTCCATGACATCGAAGACGCCGTGAAGGCGTATAAGAGTCTGACCGATAGGAAGAAAGTCACGCGAATAAAGAGACAAGATAAGGAAGAGACAGAAACGCGCCCATATGATCACACGCCGGCTGGCGGGAGTAATTTTGCCTGGAAGCAGACGTGGATCAATAGGAACCAAGTAATGGTTATCTACAATGTGGGCATTAGTATGTCTGTATCTGCGGATGCTACTGGTTTCACAAGGGGAAGAGAAGCGTTTGGTCTAACGATCGAACAATTCGTCCCAACCCTTTGGGAACTAATGCCGTGGAGCTTTCTGCTGGATTACTTCGCTAATATTGGCGATATCCTGCAAGCACTCGCAACGGTGACGTCAGACGTTACGTGGGCAGCAAAGACAGTGCGTAAAAGTTGCACTTCGCACAGATTCTCTGAGCTGGACCACGCGCGTTCATACTATCCGTATAACTCGCGAGTGATGACGGGTGACATGGGTTTTCTTGAAGTATCTACCACGTCTGTTTCTCGGGCCCCGACTACCCTAACCGTACCGACTTTTCAGGTGCGGTTGCCTGGCTTAAAAACCCAGTGGGCGAATATGGCTGCCCTTGTACTGGCTGGAAAGAGCTTCTGGTGGCAATTGAAGAAGTAATCGATTGCTACTTCCGTATTTTAATTGTTTTATACTGCGCAATCGCGCTGAGGTTTAATAATGTTTAACCCTACTTCCCCAGTTACGGGAGCACCCCAAACGGGGCTAACAAACCCGACCTACACACTTTCTGCAGACATTGCACCTACCCTGGACGGCAAGCAATTCGCCGTCACGGCTCTGGGTGGCACGCAAACCGGTGTTGCTGTACACTCCGGTCCATGCCCTTTCACCCTGACTATGGTAAGGCCTCGAGTTTTCAAACTCCTTGGTCAAACCAACCCGGTGACAGGTCTCGTCTCGTCGGTGCCAATGAACGTCTACAATCATATCCTGCGTAAAGGCATGTTGCCGCTCGCAGGCCAGCCCTACAAAACCGCGCTCTTCCGTCTTTCGATGGAGATTCCTGCGGGGGCTGAGGTTGCAGACGCGATTTCCATTCGTGCGGCGCTTTCTTGCCTCTTCGGTGCTGCCTGGGCCAATTCATCGGCATATGGTGACACCGTAGTTCAGAACCTGCTTTAATCAGCAGGAACACGATGGTACAAAGACGAGTACCGCAAGAAATTGCGGTATTGCTTGGTGACAGACGGGAGGGACCCAAGGGCTTAAATGCCTGGGTGGTCTTGAACCCTGCTGCCGCCGCACTACTTAGGAGGTGTGTATGGGCTTTTGCTCTCTCGCTCTTTTTGATGTTCTGCAGCACGATCTTCGTAAGTGGACTGCTGGTTACTCGTATACCGACCTCTTGCAACACCGAGGAAGGGAACAACGACGACCAGAAAGTTCCGCGGAGGAATTCGCGGCCTTAGCACTGTCAGACAGCATCGTCAAGAAGTTTCAGGACGAATTAGCTGTCGACGCAGACGCAAAGGCTATAACGAAGTTTCTCGACTGTAACTCCAAGTGTTCGGAGTTTGGTTCGATCGACACGACAAATATGGATGAAATTACAGCCATAGCTCTCGGAGAGGCCAAGAAGTGGTTTCACGACTTCTGGTTTGATCGAGATGGTGCCTACTGGCTAAATGTGGATGATGTTCTTTCACAAATAGATATAGGCCCAGGCGCGTCGTTGGGGACGAGTGGAAATTCCCTCTATGAAAAACTGGGGGCATCTGCTCTTTCCGGGACTCGAAAATCACTGTTCGCACTGTACAATCGTGCGGCTTCACGTAGTAGTACTTGGTTGGAGACCGAAAAGATCCGGTCAAGCCATTATGGAACCTACGTAGAGGTGCAGGGCAGTCGTCTCACTACAGTTCCGAAACAACACGATATTTCGCGGATTGTATGTACGGAACCCCTACTGAACATGTTAGTTCAGAAAGGAATAGCATCACTGTTGTGTAGGCAGCTGACTAAGAGGACAGGTATTTCCCTCGAAGACCAGCAGCCGAAAAACAGGGCGCTAGCAGGCTTGGGATCACGCTACGGCTCTTATGGTACTATTGATTTGAGCTCGGCCTCTGATACCATCAGCCTAAGACTTATGCGCGAAATTACTCCGCCACATGTACTAGCGTGGCTTATGGAGGCGCGAAGTCCAACAGTTGAGTTGCCTAACGGCGACGTCCTTCCGTTGCATATGATATCGTCTATGGGGAATGGTTTTACGTTCCCCCTCCAGACGATCCTCTTTAGCTCTATTGTAGTTGGTGTTTATCGAGCTTTAGGAATACGGCTCGACCGCCCATCACGAGACACTGGGATGAAACCTGGTGTCGCCGGAATCTCCTGGTTTTACAAAAATTGGGAGCCCGGTGCGATTGGAAACTTTGCAGTCTTTGGAGATGACATAATTGTACGCAAAGAAGCGTATGGTCTTGTCTGTAACCTCCTCGGTCGGTACGGTTTTACGGTCAACGTGAACAAGAGCTTTAGCGATGGTCCGTTTCGTGAGTCCTGCGGTGCCGATTTTTGGCATGGTCAGAATGTTCGCGGTGTTTATTGCGAGACTCTTAAGACCAAGCAGGATGTGTATTCACTGATCAACAGACTCAACAGTTGGTCGGCTAACCACCAGATACCGCTTCCATTGACTTGCGAGTACCTTGTGAAAGTAGGGCATGTAGCATTCGTGCCCGTACCTCCTTGGGAAAGTGATGTTAGTGGGGTGAAGGTACCCTGGAAACTTGCTCGACCATTTGTGAAAAAGAGAGACTCTTCGAGAAATCCGAAGAAAACCAACACTGGGAGCGTATTGTATTTACGGTACGTTCCTAAGTCGAGGCCTATCTCTCTTATCGATGTTGGACTGTGTTTCTACGTAAACCGTGTAGGCACAGTCGTAATTGGTACGCGCCCGATAGAAGGTTTGAAACCCTTCAAAACGGGGTCAGGTAAGTGGTTTAATCGCCATAACCCTGATGCTATAGTACTAGCCGCAGTCAGTGGGCACCTTCGGGATGGCAGTATTTTGCCAAGGCAAGATGCTGTGTTTTACCAAAAGCGGCTTTCCGTGAGTCCTTGTTGGGACTACTGGGATCCGTCTGAGTCTGTTCTTACGGCTCAGGGATGGCAGTGCTATGAAAGCACTGTCTGGCAAAATATCGGAAGTTGTTTTGCCGTCCTCCAGACACCTTATTTTACGGGTGACGTGGAGCCCCAGATTCGAGATGTCTTTATTTTAGCTGATGTCCTCTCTTCCTGATTAATTGGTAATATGGGTTCGAATCCCATGAATATCAACTCAACGAAGATGATGTCGAAGTGAAGTTCAAAAAGACTCTGCTTCTAAAAAGCTTTAAGAAAAGCTCTTTACTGGGGTTCTGCTAATATTGGAGAACCCCGGGGCGCAAGCCCCGACCCCGGACCGGATGTCCTCGCATCCGGG